GAACGTTTCGTTTGAGCCGCTTGGACCTCCATATCCCTTCATCCATTTGCTTGTTACGGTCGGGCTTAAATTGCCTCCTACGCAACTTACATCGCCTGCCTCTCCAAGGCTTCCTTCAGCATTGGCGGTAACTTCTTCCCTCTTTTTTCTGCTCGGTTTAGTATTCCCTTGCAGGCTTTCTCGCTCAAATAGAACCGCTGCGGCAACTCGCCAATCTCCAAGGTATCCGACAACAAACACTCTTCTGCGTCTTTGTGCGACTCCGAAGTATTGAGCGTCAAGAACTCTGTATGCGAACCCATACCCGAGTTCCCCCAACGCCCCGAGGAAGGTACCAAAATCCCTTCCTCCGTTGGACGACAATACCCCGGGGACATTTTCCCACACGACCCACTTGGGACGGAATTTATCAGCGATTGAAAGAAATGTAAGCATGAGGTTTCCTCTTGGGTCAGCAAGACCTTTGCGAAGTCCTGCGACGGAGAAGGATTGGCAGGGGGTTCCCCCCACGAGAAGGTCAATTGGTCGTTCATCTGCGATTGGGTTTTGGTTAATGGTTGTCATATCTCCCAAGTTAGGAACCGCTGGGAATCGGTGTTTTAATACCTCGGAGGGAAATTGCTCTATTTCGGAGAACCATTGCGGTTCCCATCCAAGATCGTGCCAAGCGACTGAGGCTGCCTCAATGCCTGAACAAACGGATCCGTATTTCATTAGAAAGGGTTAGGGGGTAGAGGCATCCAATGGCTGACTTCAATTAGGAACCACGTTTGGTGTTCATAGTACCAACGTCCGTCGCCCAGCCATGCGTAGGCTTGATTCATGTCGGTCGTGAAAATCAGGACAGGCTCGTAAGGTTCCGGCATCCGGTCCAAGCATTTAATCCATTCCATGACTAAGCGTTTTTGGCTTGAAGGATTCGACCGAGCAGGGTCCAGTTCACGGACCAAGCCTTGATGGTTTCGGATTTGTCGGGCTTTTGGCAGTTGACGCACTCCTTGCGGATGTGCAGTTGCCAGCGTCGGAAATCGGTTGGTGTGGTTTTCATGTGGTTGGGGTTTGGTTGGTAAGGTTATAGGCTGACGATTGGGGTTGGTTTGTCAGGGTGTAGGCTGACGGTTATCGATTGCGTATAGGCAAATCTACACAACTATTCCACACTTGCAACAACTCGCTGAAAATCCTCAACGCTTCGGATTACCTCGTATCGATACCCTGCATCTTGGACCACTCCCTGCCACCACTTTTGAGAAAGGGACTGCTTGCCTTTATTGGCCTTGAACTCAAGGAAGATGGCTCCCTTGTCGGATAGGTAGGTCATGTCTGCAACCCCAGAGGTCAGGCCAATGCCTTTGAGGAAATGACCGTTTGTTCGGCTTCGGGGGTTGTTGAGGTTGAGGAACAACCGCCCTTCTTCGTGGGGCCTTAGGAGTTTGAACAACTTCACGCAGGCGGCTTGGAGGGTGTATTCGGGTGTCATAGGGGGTATTCGTTTGCTTTGGTGTAAGGCAGTTGGCATTGGACTTGGGCGATTCCAAGGCTTCCGTTCCTATTCTTTCGGAAGATGACCTCCATCAGATCCTGCTCTGCACTCTTGTCGTGTTCGTAAGGGCGGTACACAAAGGCGATTTTGTCGGCATCGAATTCCAGTTGCCCGGTTTCTCGCAGGTCGGACATAATGGGGCGATGGTCTGCCCTGCCTTCGGTTGCCCTTGAGAGCGAAGAAACCACGACCCCGAAGACCTTTTGGCGTTTGCAGATTGCTTTCAGTTGCTTGGAAATGTTGGTCATCTGCTCAATCTTGGGCTTGGGCTTGTCAATCTTGGCAGGCTCTACGAGTTGCAGGTAGTCGAGGTAGAAACCAACGATTCCGAATTTGGCCTTGAGTTTGGCTATCTCGCCCTCGATTCGGTCGAGGTTTGCTTGGTGCAGGTCCACGATATACAAGGGCTTGCCTTTGAGTTGGTCAGCCTTTTGGGCTAAGGTCAGGTACTGCTCGGTGCTGATACGCTCGTCGGGTTTAAGAAATGCAGACCCGTCCATGGTTCCAAGGTTGGAAAGCATCCGCTGGGTCAGTTGGTCTGCACTCATCTCCATCGTAAAAAACACAACAGGAATATCGGCCATGGCTTGGTTCATTGCTATTTGTAGAGCAAGCAGGGTCTTACCCATTGCAGGACGACCACCTACGAGGATGAACTCGGATGGCTTGAACCCGGTGCAGATGTTGTCAAGCGGTCGGATGAAGGTTTGGTAGATTTGGTCCTTGCGTCTTCCTTCCCGGACCTCGTTCATGTTGGCAAGAAAGTCCTTTGCCAGTTCATGGGCTAAGGATTCGGAGGCGTTGGATTCGACGGCTTGGATGGATTGATAGCGTTGGAAGGCTTTAGGGATGTCCCGGTCATGGGCCAGTTCCTCCATGATTCTCGCTTCTTCACGTTCCTTCCAAAGGTCGTGCAGGTCGGATGCGTAGGTCTTCCAGTTGCTGACAAGCCCCGCTTCGGGGTCAATGCCTTCCAGTAGGACATGGGCTTGGCCTTGGTCGGCAAGGTGTTTGTAGACGGTTACGACATCCACCTCTCGCTCTGCTTTGTGTAGGGATTCAATCGCCCGGTACAGGAGGACGTTGTTGCCTGTGAATAGGCGTTCCGGGATTTGGGTCAGGAGGACGGTTCGGTTTACGAACTTGTCCATTAAACAGCCGAGTAACTTTCGTTCAGCGGACAACTGGTAAGGGTTCATCATCGGAGGTTAGGTTTGAGTAGGCGAAGTTAGGTGTTCGTTGGATGGCTTGATCTTCCCATCGCTTGCCGTTAAGGTAGGTGGAAGGATGCGGAACGAATTGAGCAGGGGTTTCGGAGTAGAGGCGTTGAATGTTGCTGACTGCCAGTTCTTGCTCAGTCTTGGTTAGGCGTAGGAAGGAACGCTTGGCTCTTGCCTTGTCGGTCTTTCTTGGGAAAGTTGTCCAAAATTGGTCAAACCTTTGGTCATTCTCATTCTCCTTTCCATTGTCCTTTTCATTCTCCTTTTCATTTACATTCTCATTATCATTTCCATTATCATTATACATTAGGTTAGGGGATGGTTCGGATATGGTTAGGTCTTGGTTAGCCTTTGGTTTCCCACCACGCAAACCTGCTTCGTATTTACGCTGATTAGCAGCGATTTGCGGTTTTATGGCCTCCCATACTGCCTGTGAGTAACGTGTGAGTTCAGGCTCAACTTGGTCGAGTGCGTACGCAATAATTGCGTGATAGACCTCCAGTTGCTCACTTGCTTCGAGGTGCTGGATGCTGCGTTGGAACGAGCGGTAAAAGACGAATGAATCTCTCATATTGGTAAAAAAAAAAACCCCGACTGATTGCAGCAGCCGGGGCAGGGGTTAGAGAATGAACCCTTTATCGGTAGCACCATTTGGCTGCAATTACAAATGGGCTATGTATGTAAATGTATCTAAGGCACAAATTTACACTAAAAAGGCATATCACCGTCTTGGGGTGCAAAATTTCCACCGCTGCTCTGCTGCTGAATCGGCTCAACTTTACCGCTGATAAATCGCTTGCCGTTGGATTCCTTGATCCACCCGGATAGGCGCATCTTGGTTCCATCGGGGAGAACCACATCGCCCCTGTAATCCGGGCGTTTCGGGTTGTCGCCCTTATCGTTAGCGAATAGGGTGAAGGTGTTGGGTTGGGGGGTGTAACTCATGGTTGGGGGTTTTGGTTGGGTATTAGTTGGTATTTACGTCCGTTGTGTTCGATGATTTCGGGGGTGCGGTTGTCAGTAATGACACCATCTGAATTTTCATAGTAGATGACAAGGCCATTCGAATTACGTTCGCGCCTATCCCAAAAGGCACTTGGACATTCTTGGTAGATGAGATTGCCATTCTTATCTCGAATGTAAAGGTTGCCATTGACCTCAAAGTCCCAGTTCAGCCATTGGCCGATTGTTTGTCCGTCTTTCATGGGTGGGGGTTGTAAATGGTTGGGGTTGGGGTTTCGAGTTTGTGATAGTACGATTTGGTTACACCGACATAGCCGGAATTTAGGAGGTCGTGCAGCACCCGGTAGGTGTAGCGTTCTTTGTTGCCCAGCAGTTCAGCAATCTGCTTGGCTCGGTAGGGGCGGTCGCATAGCAACCTGTAAACCCTTACGGCATCGGAGGCTCTTCTCATTTGGTTTGTTTTTGGTAGTTTTCTGCATAATGACTAACAACCTGTTTTGCATATTGTGGATTCAAATAGGTTTTAAAATCTTCTATTTTAACGATTCCCCAAAAGCAAGCGATGCAGAAATCCTCCCATTGCTTTGCTCCAAGTTTTATTTTTAAAAACTTGACCTCTTCTGGAAAGTCCACTTCTT